CCATTGTAGTTTTTCTCTAATTAGATCATTGTTTGAGTTTCTTCCACGAACACCTAATGGTCCTGGAATATGATTTTTGTTCAAAGACTTGCCCTCAATAGAACAGGCTATGTCTACTAACTGATTTATTGTTACCATTTCCTCAGAGCCAATGTTAACTGGTCCTGTAAAGTCTGATTGCATAAGTTTTCTGGTTGCATCTATACATTCGTCTATAAATAAGAATGAACGAGTCTGCTCACCGTCTCCCCAAATATCTACAGAGTCAGTTGCCTCAATTACTTTTCTGCACATTGCTGCAGGTGCTTTTTCTTTGCCACCATTCCAAGTTCCTTCTGGACCAAAGATATTATGATATCTGGCTATTGCAACTGGTATCTTATTGTTCTTGTTAAATGCTAGAAACAGTCTTTCGCTAAACAACTTTTCCCAACCGTATTCGCTATCTGGATCTGCTGGATATGCGTCAGATTCTTTAAGCCCTGGATTATTCACATCCATTTGTTTGTAGTCAGGATACATACATGCTGAACTTGAGTAGAATATCTTTGTCTTGTTAATGCCGTATTTATCATTTAGTCTTGATTGTGCTCTTAGTAAATTTAAATTAATTAATGCTGAGTTTTCCATGATCTGAGAGTCGTGTTCTCCTGTAAAAATATATCCAGCACCACCCATGTCTGCAGCAAATTGATATATCTCATCAAAGGCTATTGCATCTATAAGATGTATGATGCTTTCAACATTTTCATATATTGATAAATCTTTTTTAAAAAACACATCTGCTTCTGTCTCAGAAAAGTCTGGGTACTTTAAATCAGCACCTGTAACCCAATAGCCTTCTGACTTCAAACGCCTAACCATATGGCTTCCTATGAAACCACCTGCTCCTAGAACTAGGGCTGTCTTCATTTTATTGTTCTAACCTTCTAGAAATTAAAGTATTTCTTTTAACAAAAAAAGCGTCTCCCCATAGCGTACTACCAATCATAATGTAGGCTGGGTAAAAATCAAACTTAGATAAAAATTCTACAAGATCATTAATGGTGCAGTCACCTTCATATAGTCCTCCAAGTGCAACTTCTAACCAGAGTCCATCTGCATCTTTAAATGTTTCTATTCCACCTTTTAAAACTTTTAGTTCTGCTCCTTGAACATCCATGACAACCAAGTCAAACTTTCCAAGATTTAAAGAATCTAGAGTTTTTGTTTTAAGTTTAATTGGAACAGAACTAAATTTAACATCTGGATGCTCTGTTAGATGTAGTCCTGGTTTTAATAAACTAGAACTCATCCTATCATTATCTGATACCCAAAAATCAACCTCTAGGTCATTAATATCTGAAACCAGGGCTTCAACTGTATTCCAATTTTGTTCATTTATAAGAGAGTCATGCAATCTAGAATATATTGTTGGATCTGCCTCAACAAAAACTCCAGACTCAGCACCAAAATTTTTATACATTGGTAACTCTTGTGCTATGTGTGCTCCAACATGCAAAACTGTCTTTGGTTTTAATCCATGAATTCCTAAAACTTGATTTAAATCGTACATATTCTTGATTCCTTCCACTCTCTCCAGAATTGCTTTGTAAAAGTATCTCTGCTATTGTATCCATTCCAAGAGTATGGACCGTCTTGGGTGTGTTCTTCTTCTCCAAATATTATACATTGTGTATCTTTTTTTTGATTTAAGCCTCTATAAATGTATCCACTATAGGTGCTTCCTGGGCTTCCAATAAAGTTTTGACTGTAGTGCATCACAAGGTTATTTAGAATACCAAAAGATACTTCGTCTTTTAACTTAAACTCTTTAAACTCTTTGTAAAAATTATTTAAGATATATTCATCTAGCATTATATAATTATATGACAAGTTTTTAATTAATGGACTGTCTGGCTGATCCGTGCACATAACAATAGGAAGTCCGTTGTCTATTTTGCTTATACCAATATCTACTACATTATTATCTGGATCAAACATTGCCTTGTGGTCTGTTAACCTTAGATGTGCACCATTAAAACTGCCAAGACTTTTTGCTATTTGTTCAGACAGTTCGTAGTATTCTGGCAAAAATTTAACGGAAGATATAGACTCATCAAGTTCTTTTGTTCTATTCTTAAAAAATCTGCTATACCAACCAAGAGTATGCTTTATATGCATGTTATCTGAAAAAGATAGTTGTTGTCTTCCTTCTGAAAATTGTAAGTCATATTCTTCATTATTTAGATCATAATAAAATTTCATTAAATCTTCAATGGTCTCATGCTCTAAAGACAATTCTCTTTCTTCTGACAAAATATATGACTCTTTGTCTTTCCAGTTTAATATGTCAGATATTGTAAAGCCTTTTGAATTATCTAAAAAGTTGTTTCTTTGATTGTGCATTCTGCTTGCTGAGAATATTGGCACAGACCTATCGTGTCCATTTAAAATGTTATATATTGTTATTTCATTTCCAGTGATGTGTTTTATACCAACTGCAAGTTCAATACTCATAACCTGATTTATTAGTCCTGCTGGATTCCACAGTTTGTAATAAATCACAAAGTTAGACCTCAAACATAAAGGATAGTGCTGCTCTTGGAGTAAGAGATGTTACCTCATGCATCACATCTTTTGGAACATAAATAACATCACCTGGATTAAGGTCAAAACTCTCAGATCCTTCTTCATTATAAATAATCCAAGTAACAGACCCAACAAACTGAGCATAAATAACATCTATAGGATCATTGTGCTTGCCTGTAGTTGGCTCTTTAGTTGTAAAACTAACGGCACCAAAGTATCCTACGCATTTAGTTGATGGCTTAACTGTTTCATGTAATTGTGTTAGTTTATCTATTTTGTCTTTAAGCCCTGGAAAATTCTGCTCATTAATGTTGTCTAGCGTCATTGTTAACTTCTGAAAAAAGTTTACTTTTCCAACAACTTCTCTTGTTGGCTCTATTCTGTTGTCTGGATTGCTCAAATCATAAGCATCATTAATAGAATTAATAAAGTTGTCCCAAGAATAACCTTCATTAAAGAAGTTCTTTACAACAAAAACACCTTGTTTGCCTGAATTAATTTGTTCCATGCTGAATGTCCCACTGTTCTTGTGTTATATTGCCTCTAACTACTTCAACATATCCTTGACCCTTTGTATACCACCAGTGATCTGGCTCTACAAAATGGAAGAATATCATAGCAACATGCTGCTTGCCTGGATTAGGAAAGTCACCACGACCATGCATTTGATCATTGCCATAGTAGGCAAGTGCTTCGTTTCCCTGAAGAGTATACGGATTTCCGTCTACATCTAGGTCCCATGGCTCTGTCTGATAAACACACATATCAATAGTATATGTACAGGCATTGTCGTCTTTGTGTGTAAACAAGTTAGGATTATTTCCCTCATAGTGTGCAAACAGTCCATATGAAGGAACCAGAGTATCACTGCCAAAGATTTCTCTTGCAACAGGAACCAGTTTTTCCATGTATTCGTTTATTAGTCCATCGTTAAAGCAATATCTTTCAAAAGATGGATCAAAGTTTTCTTGTAATTTTGGTCTATTATATAAATGTGTCTTTAGTTTATTATAATCTTCTTCATTAAAAAGATTGCTAATAATCCTTGGTTCTTTTATTTCCATTAGTATAGCCAACTAACTACTGCATATCTTGTCCCACTAATTACTGGATGAACAGAATGATTATAAACATAGCCTGATGGAAAGAAAATAGATTCATTTGCCTTTGGCTTATAGACAATGCCAAATCTTGGGAACTCTATTTCTCCACCAGTATAGTCTTCGTTTAAATAGTGTACATGAGACATTCTTCTTGGTCCCTCAAAATAATCGTCAACATGATTAACAAAATATTGCCCAACGCCGTACTTTAAAATACTATGATTTTCATGTGTTCTCACACCTACGCCATACATAGCCTTATAGTCTGCTTCAATTGGACCAAAACTTTCAAGGAATAAATTTGATAAGGTTGTATGAAAAGAAGAAGTTGTAGATGAATAGTCTTGAGAAGGCTCGTCAACATGTGGAATTACTATGGTTTCTGTCTTTCTTGATGACTCTTCTAACTTTACTCCATCTTCAGTTTTTACATACGCCTTTCCCCAACTTAGACCAGCAGAGATAAGTCCTTCTTCAATATCTGTTGGTAAAGTCTCACTATTTGCAATAACATTACTATAGACTACTATTCCTGGTGCTAGTTCTCTTTTTTCCATTTTTACCACTTTCCTATTGGGCACTCAGCACCTTGTAGTTTGGTCTTTGCTGCCATAAAACAACCACACTTTTTACATGTTGTTGTTAGTTTAATTAGATGAGGACATGCTTTACATATCTCTAGTCTGTTGTTAAATATAGATTCATCTTGAACAATCTTATTAGGATCTAACAAATGCCATGGTCTTGTTTCTCCAATAGCATCTTTCCATTCATCCCATTTTGACATATTTTCCCCATTTCCCTTTTATTTATTAATTATATTTGTGCCATCCCAAATGTCACCAATCTTAAATTGCTGATCATCTGGAATATCTACAATTGTTGTTTCACTATCAAAGATAGCATTGTATTGTGCTTTGTGGCTAGGTTGAAAGCAAAGCATTGGATATATGATTGTGTCATCACAGAGATAGCCGTAAATCTCTACTGTATCCCAGGCAAAATCGTCAGGGAATGCTACTGTTAATCCTCCAACAAATGTTTCACCATTCCAAGTTGCACCTGTTACTGCTGCATCTCTGTATTGAGTAAGATTCATTCCAGTAATTGGAAGTCCACTTTCTACTGCATTAGTAAAAATGCTTCTTCTTTGTTCAGGAATTGAATAATGATCTGTGACACGATAGATATCCCAGGTTTCTTCATTATTTTTTACTACACAAGCGTACATTGTTTCTCCTTATTGATATCTAAGTTTATCATACTAGTAATTAGAATGAACATGGTACATCACAGTCTCCATTTCCAATTGGGCAACCAATAAATCCAAATCCACATTGAAGGGCTACTGGTGGAGACACTGGTGGTGCCACTGGTGGTGCCACTGGAGGAGCCACTGGAGGTGCAACTGGTGGAGCAACTGGTGGAGCAACTGGAGGAGCCACAGGTGCGACAGGTGGAGCGACAGGTGGAGCCACTGGTGCAGGTGCTACAGGTGGAGCGACTGGAGGTGCAACTGGAGCAGGTGCTACTGGAGGAGCCACAGGTGGAGCGACTGGTGGAGCGACTGGAGGTGCTACTGGAGCAGGTGGTACGCAAGCAACAGAAGGATATGATCCTGTGTTGTTGTATGAACAGTCTTGTGCAGTAATTGTTCCAACACATGCTGAATCAACTGCATCATATGCTCCATTACAATCTATGAAACTACTTCCAAAGACAAGTGTTGCACTTGCTCCATTAACACAACATCCAGTTGCATAGTATGCATACGGAGCAACAGGTGGAGCAACAGGTGGAGCGACTGGAGGAGCAACAGGTGGAGCGACTGGAGGAGCAACAGGAGGAGCCACAGGAGGAGCCACGGGTGGTGCCACAGGTGGTGCTACAGGTGGTGCTACAGGAGGAGCCACTGGAGGTGCTACAGGAACTACTGGAGGTGTAACTAACCTCAGTACTACGCCTATACCACTTGGGTTACGAAATAATGGACTCACGATTCTCCTTTTAAATATTAATTAAGCAAACTTATTTTGTGATGCTAAAACTGTATATGTAGCAGATGCAGTCTTTATAATTGTATAAACATATGCATCAACTGAGTTAATGTTTCCTGAAGCAGGTGCTGTTCCACCTAACCACTTAGGAGTTACTGCTACAGAATCAATTTCAAATCCTGCTACATTTGGCTTATATGCTGTGCCAGTATTTGTATTAAGATATACAACGGATAGTTGTTCTCCAACTGCCATTAATGAGTTAAGGGTAACTGAAGCACTTCCACGAACATTCAATGTCCAGTCTGCTGTTGCAGCAGCAGTATAATATTCAACAGATGCTGTTAAAATATCAACATTGACAGTGCCTGCTGATCCAGCAGCCACAATTTCAATTGTTTCCTTTGGTGAGGTTAGAGTTCCATTGGTCATGTCTCCAAGGGTTTCCCAAACTGTTCCGTTGTAGAAAACGGTAGAGTTACTATCAGCAAGGTAGGCAAACATACCCTCTTGTACAGTTCCTCCTGGCAATGCAATGTCTCTTGCTGCAGCAGTAGCAAAGTACATGATTGTTTGATTTTGCAGGTTGTATTGAACCTGTGCTGCAGTTAGTACCTGACCTGTATTGAAGGTAAGATATCCTGCGTTTGGACTACCTATTGGCATTCTTTTTCTCCTTTAGTATGATAGATTGTTAATGCTAACTAGACCTTGACTTGATGAATCAAGTATAAAAGCCTGAATTATTGGTTCTGCAGTCAGCAATACTGTCGTCCAAGAATTTGGAGTAACATCATGCTGAACGCCTTGGATAAACAACTCTCTTGAAATAAAACTAGGTGTCTCACCTGGTTCTGCAGGCATAGTTTTAGTTATAACTACAAGAGAATAGATATCTGAAGACAGATTTACAAAGGTTGCCTCTTCGCTTAGGTCTGCATAAATATCTAATGTCATAGAGTCAATTCTTACATCTGCATCTTTACGAGCAACCAAAAGAGTTCTTGCTTGGTCATTTGCTACTTGATCAGTTTGAACCAAAATTCCTGTTCTTTGACCTGATTTTATAAAGTATGTATCAATACTATCCTGGTCAAAAACATTTTGTGGTACGGGATCAGGACCAATATCATCGTCATATCTTGTAACCGTAACATCATTAAGAATAAGTTGATCATCATAAGCAAAGTCAACAGAGGCATACTGTAAACTTCCAGGTGTACTATTGTCTGTATAATATCTTGGAGTCACATCTGCTAATTGTGAAACAAGATCACGGTCTAAGAATCTTGCTTCTCCTGCTCTAGTCATGTAAAATGCACCAAACTCTGATTGTTCAACGGTTTGGATAGCCTGAAGAATTGATCTGGCTCCACCTGGATCTTCTTGCATTGTAGTTTGTCCAGGAAAAATAACTTGCATAGATTCTGGAAATCCTGAAGAATCAAGCAAAGTATTTACTCTTGCTCCAGATAATTGTCCTGCTGGGCATCCTGGAACTGGGCTAACTCCAGTAGAAACATTGTTAAGAAGTCTAAATCCATCAACACATTGCAAGACTACTGTAGAAGTTGCATTTGTTCCTTCATAAAAACCTGTATCATAAGAAGTAATATATCCAGAAAATAGGTTAACCTCTCTTGTTTCTCCGTCATACTCTACATCTGCGTATATTCTTATCTTGCGTAATGGAAGTAGTTTACCTACATATGGTGAATTTGAATTAAATGGGTTAAAATTTGAATTAGGATCATTTAGTGTTACCGTTGCAGTTCCAGCCTCAAAGTTAGCAAGGATACGGTTACGGCCTCTACGAGTAGAGACTCTCAAAACCTGGCTTGTAATGTTTACAATGTCTGCTGCTTGATCACCTAAAATGCTTTTATCTAAAATACCGTAATTAACATCATCAAGAATAAGAGGATAAGCAAATGCTGCACCACTTGAGAAGTCAATTTCTACTTGAAGTATTGGTTGAGCCATCTTATATAGCCTCTAATACGATTTGGTTTCCGTTGTACTGAGCATTTAAAAGACCATTTCTAATTGTTCTAACTAAGTCTTGTTCGCCAACTACTGTTCCGTTAACTGTTACATTAATGGTCTGGTTTCCACCAGAGTTCATGCCACCAGCCATCAGTCCCTTAGCATTGTCCATAGTTCCAGAATTAAACTTTCCAGTTGGTGTGTCATAGGCTGAACTCTTAAATGCATCTTGCATTGCTCTAAATTTTGATCTTTCGTCTACATCTAGTGCTGCACTGGCTGCTGCTGCTGCAGCATTTGCTGCTGCTGATGCTCTTGCTTTTGCTTCATCATCTGCTTCTTTTGCTCTAAACCTAGCCAATTGAGTAGCCTGTGCTGCTGCAGCGTCTGCTGCTCTTTGTGCTGCCTCTGCTGCTCTTAGTTGTGCTGCTATAGATGCTGCACCTATTGCTCCAGATTCTTGTGCTGCTAATGCACTTGGATTTACTCCTGCTGCAGCAATTGCTGCTGCGTTCATATCTCCTGCTGCTTTTGCTTTTGCATATGCTGCTGCTGCTGCAGCACTTGATGCTGCTGCTGCTGTCGCTGCAGTCGCTGCTGCTGTTGATGCTGCTGCACTTGATGATGATGATGAACTTGATGAAGATGAACTTGATGATGAAGCAGTTGATGTGCCGTTTTGAATATCTTTAATTAATTGTAATGCTATTTTAAGTTTACAAATTAAATCATCAACGCCCTTAAGCATAGAGCCGTCATAATTGAACGGAAGTTTAATCTGATTTAGATATGCTGCTAATGACTCGTTAGTGTCTCCCCAAGTACTCTTTATTGTTTCTACACCAGCAGCACTAAGTTTTGCAGTTGGATTATTAATTAGTGCAATAGTTTGAATATATTTTAGGGCTTCTGCAGGAAGAACCTTCCACTCTTTAGCAAGTGTCATGACTGCATCAGCACTTAAAGTTCCATGCTTTATAGCAAGAACAGCCTCAAGATACTTCTTTGCCTCAGCAGTTCCTATTTGAAAGGCAGTAGCAACACTTTGAATGTCTGTTGAATCTATCTTTTCATCAAGAAGTGCAAGGAATACTGTTGAGTATTTTTCTACCTCTTCTGTACTGATTCCCCATCTGACAGAAAGGGTTTTAATTTCATCTGCAGTTATCTTAAGGTCATCCTGGTACTCAACCATTAAGTCATTCTGATATCTTAGGTTCTTATTATATTCTTCTAGGACAGTTGATCTTACTAACTCAAGTTTGAGAAGGTCATCTTGTGCTTTAAACATTGCCTTAAACATCTCAAGTCTTGCCTTGTCAGTGGCATTAATATTCTTTTGTCTTTCTAAAAGAGCAATCGCTGCATTTAACTGCTTAGGATCTTCTTCATCCACTTTGCCCTTGACACCAAGACTATTTATCTTCTTTAACTGTGATTCAAGAAGTTTCTTTGCCTTTAACTCTATAGCATCTCTTCTTGCTTGTTCTCTTGCACGAGCCTCAGCAGCCTTGTCTGACTCTATTTGAAACTTTAAATCATTAGCATCACGAATTGCATCTAATCTTTCTTGTTCTTTTCTAGCCTGCTCTTCTTGAAAATCTTTCTTTATTTGTGCATTCATCTGTGCCAATAACTCAGTGTCACTTGGTCCAGTTAGTGTTTTAATTGCGCCATAAGCCATACCAAGACCAGCAAGAATTCCTGCTGCAATCTTTCCCTTTTTGCCCATCTTCTCTAAGGCTTTAGTAATAAATCCAGTAGACTTTGTTGCTCCACCTGTTGGAAAGGCTTTACCAGTTTTGGCTGCTTTGTCTGCTGCTTCAACAGCCTTTTTAGTCATAACATCATAGCGTTTTCCACCCTTTAAGGCTTCAAAACTAAGTCCACCAAATACTTTTTTAAGTTTAAGAGCAATTCCTAAAGCAACTCCACCTAAGAACATTACTTCACCAACTTTAATAATACCTAAAATACTAGTATTTAAAAGTCCAGAAATTGCTACAATAGCAGTTAATGCTCTAGTTAAATTATCTCCATTGTCTACTATTAGTTTAAATAGATCTGAGACTCCTTGAAGGCTTTTTTGTAGTTCTACTTCATTTTTATCTATCCACTCATCAAGAGACTCAATTAAGCCACCTGGCCCTGTTAAATATTCAACAAAGTCTAATATATATGGCAGTAAAATATATCCTAATTTTTCTATTATTTGATTGTAAGATAATGCTAATACCTTTAGTCTACCAGCAGTTGTATTGGCTGCTGCATATGCTGCTCCCTTGCTTATTTTGGCATAATCACTGAATATCTTATTGAGATCTTTTTGCTTAAGGGCAACCTTATCAATAGGTAGACCTATTTTTTTAAGTGAGTCAGTCTGTCCATTTACTGCTTTGGAGATTGCTGTTGTAACTAAGCCTAAATCTTTTCCTGCAAATGCTGCAACATCTGTGGAAAGTTTTAATAGACTTTGTGCTTGTGAAAGATCTCCTGTTGCATTTACTAATCTTTGTAATGATGGAATAAGTTCATCATTATCAATTGCTACTTGCAGTTCAAGAGAATCTAAAAATTTACTATTTGCAGCAATTGCTTCTTCTGTTGCTGAAGTTGAATTACGAATTGATAATGCTAAAAGTCTTTGTGCTTGCTCATCTGATGCTGCAGCCTTTACTGCATCTATACCAATTTTAACTGCAAATGCTCCTGCTGCAGCACCTGCTACTGCAAAGTTTCTTAATGCTTGCTTACCAAATGCATCAATTCTTTTTTGAAGTTTGGCTATGTCTTTTTGCGCTGCCTTTGAGCCTTTGTCTGAATACTGGGTAAGGATTCTGGCTACTACTGCACCTACTGCCATATTAGCCACGCTCCTTTTCTAAATTTCGTTGTAATTGTAATTTAACATCATTGAATGCTTTTTCAACATTGTTAATAATTCTATCTTTGTTTTTATCTACTGACTTCCAGATTAAACGAGAAGCCTGTGATTCTTCCTTCTCAAGGTTACTGATAAATGTACCAGTTCCTCTATTTGATCTACCTGCTAATTCATAAATTACACCTGCTGCAGATCTATTCTTTAATGCTCCTGCTGATGTAGTATAGTCTCTTCGTACTTTACCCTCAGCCTTTGAGGATGAAATACCTGCTTTAATAACACTCTGATCCCATGCAGGCCATCCAGCACCATTACGAGAACGAGGATTGCGAGCAGGTTGAGTAGACCATCCACTTAGTGGTGCGTCTGCTTTGACAAAGCCTTGTGCATCTTTTTTAGCATTTCTCAGTTCAGAATTAATAACTTTGTTAAAACTCTTAACTGCTTCTTTGTCAAATTTTTCCAATGCCTTTAGTGTCTCCTTTACTCCAGTTAACACTACTGCATCTTTACTCATTGCCTGCTCGCTTCCTTTGATCGTTCTTTCAGATAAATAACTATTGCTTCAAGTACACCGTCAGGTGCATCAAGCAAGTCTACTGGAGATATGCCAGTCTCCACAGAAATCATTGCTACCGTATAGGTTAGGCTGTTTCTGTGGATTCTGAATTTGGGTCAGACTCTAATTCAACACTGTCAAGTGTATCTAAGAAGGCTTCTCCAAAAGGCTTTACAGTCTTTCCAGCATCCTTCATGGCTCCCCAAGCCAGGAAGTAGATGTGTTCTAGTTTCTGATCTTCTGTTAGCAACTTAGCAAAACCCTTGTTAAACTTTTGTTCAAAAGCAACAAGTGTCTTTGGACGCAAAGGATATGTTCCTTCAACGCCATCGCTAGTCTTTACTTTTATACTTAATCCATCCATTTTGATTCCCCTTTCAAGGTATAGTTTGTATTATGGAGTTATGTCTTTTACTATTTCCCCAGAAATAGGCCAGTTTGCCGTAATAGTACTTAAGGATCCAACACTTCCGTTAATTGGAGTCCATTCAGTTATTAATGCTTCAAACTGATACTCTGGGTTAGAAGCAGATTTTGCTTCATTTTTTGGTCTTACCACACATGAAACTTTTGTTCCTACACGATTTGGCTCTGAGGTATACGGAGGTACACCACCAAAAAACTCTTCAATAGAGTCACTACCAAAATCTTGATAGAATTCAAAAGAAACTGAGTTAGTTCCAACTCCTGCAATAACTTCTTTATAGATGGTTCCAGCCTTAACTGGTGTCACATCTAAAACATCATGTACAGTGCTTATTGTTATATTTGAAATGTGGTCGCTGAAATCATAGACACCTTCAAATACAACATATGCGTTAGTTAAAACTATGTTTGGCATGATTAAGGAGTTACATCCTTAACCACTGGACCTGAGATTGGCCATGTAACTGATGCAGTGGCTAGTTCGCCTACAGCACCATTTAGAGGTGTCCACTCTGAAACCAAAGCGTTGAACTGGTACTCAGGATTATCTGCAGCGATTGCAGCATCTACTGGCTTTACTGTAACTGCAACAACTGTACCCAATAGTGGATAGATTGTTGCTTCTACTGACGATGCTGCGAAGTCCTGGTGGAACTCAAATGTTACTGAGTTATCAACAAGTCCTGCAATGCGTGTCTTTGCTGCTGCTGGAACATTTCCACCTGCGAATGCTGTGGTTTCCAATACATCATATGTGCTGCCAAGTGTTACTGAGGCAATATGATTTGACAAATCAACTGCTCCAATTGTAACCTCAACATTTGTTAATACTAATCTTGCCATGTTATTATTCTCCTTGTTCGTTATTTACTGAGTTAAAAACAGGAAAATATTCTTCCTGCTGTGTTACTGGTGGTGCTTCTTTTACTGCTGGTGTTACCTTTGCTGCATTTGCGGCTTTGATATGACCTGCTGCAAGAAGAAATTCAACATTACTTCCTTTGCTAAGTATATCATCTTTGGTAAGTTTCTCATCTTTTACCTTACCGCAAACTTTCGTGTTTGAGATTACTACATATTCCATTTGCTTCTCCTTAACCCCAAATTGTGAGGTTGTAGCGATATGATAAGAAAGATTGCTCACCAGAAGTATATGTACCACTTTCTGCACTTATAACTCTGAGTGTATCAACAAGGCCACCTAATGTTCTATCTGATTCTAAAGCAGTTTTAATGGAACCTGTTCCACTGCCTGCCAAGAATAGATCAAGTTTGTCTTGTCCACTTCTTTCTGATATTCTTTGTACAATCACAAATATATCAACAGATGCTTGATCTAAACCACGCATGTTGTCAACATCAAATGTGAAATCTAATTGCCCTACTACAGCACATGGTGGAACAACAACATCTGGAATCAAGTCATAGACTCTCAAGTTTGTTATTGTCTGTAGGTTGGCTTTGAGTGCGTCTCTAACGCCATTAATGTTTATCATTAGAAAGCGAGACCAAAGTTTCTGCGATATGTCTTTAGAAGCATCTCAACATCTGGATCTAGACGAGAGTTCAAACGAACTGTTCCTAGTTCTACAGATCCTGCAATACCAAATGGAGATTGCTTTCTAACAAATAATCTTGATGCCTGAATCTTGCAGGCTAATTCTACTTCGTAAGGTATTGCTTTGAAACCCCAGACTCCAGTTATTTTAACTGTCTGAGGAAAGAAGTAAGGAAAGACATATGTCTGAATTGCTAATAGTCTTGTTATTGGCATACCTATTTCTGGATTATTAACAGGCTCATACATAATGTCTGTGTCTAAGTTCCAGACTTGTGTGAATGGTCCAGATTGATTTGCTCTTGATCTTACTTCTGTTGGTTCAATAAGGTCATCTATCTCTAGATACCACGGACTTACGGGTGTGTAATATTTAATTACAGGTGCTGCTAATGTACCTTCTTGATAGAAAGATCTCTGGCAATACTCGTCAATCATACGGCTTGCAGCAAGAATCGCTGCTTGGATATCATTATCATCCAGGCTGTCTTCAATCTGCAGTGCATTTCTCACATCTGCTAAAGTCGTATAGACATTATTAGGCTGTGAACTCTGTGCAAGCGTAGGTCTGCTCATTTATTCCTCTTCTCCAATTTAGGCAACATAGCCTTCTCCGTCTTAGGAGTAGCACTTGCTGTCTCTTTCTTAATTTTAAAGATATTCTTAATTCTTTTCATAACTTCCTTTTTTAAAAAGAGTGGGCCATTGATGGGGATTTCGCTGACCCACTCTTCCTTAGATTACTCTAAGTATTACATAGATATACTATGTAAACTTTAGAATGTAGGTGCTACAAGACCAGTTCCTGAAATCTTGGAAACTGCTCCTGGATATCTTCCAGCAGTAAATGCTGAGTATCCGTAGACTACAGACTTGATTGTGAGTGAGCCTGCACCTGTTGCATCAAAGTTCAATGCGAATGGTGATCCTGCTTGCTCCCATAGGTGTAGTTCATTTGCGTTTACGCAATAGATCTGATCCTGGTCAGTACCAGCACCTGCTGTTGTTGTAACATTTGCATCTGCAATGATAGGTAGACCCATCAATGAGTAACCTGAGTTACCGTAGTATGCTTGTCCCGCACCTGTTGCAGTTGCGTTCATTGGTCCGTTCACTGTTGGAACAACTAGTGGACGACCTGCTGTATCTGTTGCTGCAAGCAAGAATGCTAGACGGCGTGGGTGCATAATCCAGTGTGTTGGATTCTGGTAAACGCTTGTCTGTACCAATTGGTAAGCATCTGCTAACTTTGGATACAGAAGTGCAACTGTTGGTGATGCTTCTGTAAATGTGACATCATTGATGCCAGGTGTTTGACGAATACCAAGCATTGCGCCTGATGCACCATCACCGTTGATGATCTGGTTGTCAAGTGTTGTGTGCCATCCACGGATAAGATCCTGGATGATGAACTGGTCAATACCTGTTCCACGCTCAATAGCCTGCTTTGAGATATCTTGCTGTCCTGCAATTGTACGAACATTTACAGTAAGTAGTGTATCGTCAGCGTTCTGATTTGCTACTGCATCATTTTCCGCAGCCTGAACTTCAGTTAGTGTACCTGTAGTCATGCGTGAAATATTTAGTGTCATACCTGCTGCTGGCAAAGCCATCTTGTTTGTTGCGAAGTCTGCTGTTGGGCGACCTGCACGAGCAAGTGGTGCTGCTAGATCAACAAGGTACTGAGGAATTACGAGACCAGCAAAGTTGCCAGTTCCTACTGAGCGACGCTCAATTTCCTCTTCACGAGAGTGACGAGCAAGACGCTCTGCTGCTGCATAGTCATTGCTGAACTTAGCAGTAAATGCATCCTTAACGAATGAAACATCTGCATTCTCTGGTGAGTATGTACGGGCTTCACGAGTTACCTTTGCTCCGCCAACCTTTGGCATTGCAACATTAGCAACTGCTGAGCGAGCCTCTGATGCCTTAGCATCTGCTACTGCTTGTGCAGTTAACTTTTCAATCTTTGAATCTAGTGAGCGTGACTCTTCAACAAGGGCATCAACCTTTGCTGTTT